TTTGGCATGACGATGGAACACCCAAGACTTATTATTGGAACACCCTTCACGCACGGTCACACGTCGTATCAAAGGATGAACCCGATAAAATTAGAGCAGTTTTTGGACCACCAAAAATACTTTTACAAGTAGAAAACATGTTTATCTGGCAACTACAACGGATTTATCTTAATGAAGATAATAATCCAATGTTGTGGGGACGAGAAATAATGAAAGGTGGATGGAAGAAACTGATGAGAGAGATCGAATCACACGGGTCACCTAATACTGTAATAAGTTTAGACTGGTCACAATTCGACAAAAGATTACTCTTTTTTCTCATTAATATTGTACATGCGATCTGGAGATCATAATTTGATTTCAGCCGTTATGCACCAACTTCTTTTTATCCAAACGGAAAACCCAAAACACCTGAGCACATAGAGAGACTATGGAAATGGATGTGTTATAGCATTAAACACAACCCAATCCTACTTCCTGATGGTAGACTATACCAATGGACGTATAATGGATTTGGTTCTGGCTATCAGCAGACACAATTAATGGATTCGAAAGGAAACATGATTATGATCTTAACATGCCTATCAGCTTTAGGAATTAATATTAATTCAGAAACTTTCTGGATTAAAATTCAAGGAGATGACTCGCTTGTCACTTTCTTTGAGAGGGTTTACGACATTTACGGTCCTACATTCCTTGACATGCTTGCAGCATGCGCATTGAAATACTTCAATGCAGTAGTGAATGTGAAGAAATCAAAGATTGGAAATAGACTAAACGGCATGTCCGTATTAGGATACTTCAATGCATATGGAATACCATATCGTACTGACGAAGACTTACTTCGACACCTTTTTTTTCCTGAGAGAGACCAAGACTGGACTAGATTAGCCGCATCAGCAATGGGATTAGCCATGGCTGCAAACGGATGTTCCTCACGTTTTCACAATACCTGTGAAGATATATGGAATAGACTCGTTATTAAACGAGGAATCAAACCAAAGTTCAGTACATTAAGATGGATGGAACGAGCCGGAATGATTGAAAGAGCCGAAGCGCTTGAGGGAGCAGAATTCCCAACAATCACTCAACTACGTGCCAACGTCTGGGGAGAACCCATTAGAGAAGAGTCAGCAAAACAGAGACTCTGGCCTACACGGCCAGGCCCTGCTGGACGATTTTACTTTCTCTAAACACGTGAAATTTTATACGTGGATCTGTTGAAT